TAGCCACTTGGTTTGCTGTGATCGGAAAATGAAAATAAGCAGACCATAATTCGGCAATACGACTATGTTGAGTGTAAGGGTGTCCGTACTGTGAACCCCTTGCGTGTATAAGCTCTGTTGCATCTGCGAATAGTTTCTCAGTTGTTGTGGACATCGTTATCGACCATCCTTCTATGCATATCCCAGCCATCTTTACGGCCTCGCCAGTAATGTATAGTTTTGACGTTTTCGATATATGTGCCAATAGCCCAGGTAAGTAATAACCCTACGACTACTCCCCACATAATTAGATACCCAAAGTCTTTCAGCTCTGTGTACATGTAGCCCTACTTTCTATGCTCACGCTTTGTGGCATAGCAATAGTGTTACACCTGTGTATGACTTTGTGGATGATTTAAGGCCTATATTTGATAACGATTTGATAACGTTATTTGTAGAGTTTGCCCTCAAATATGAAGCTGCCATCTGAATTTATAGGGATGGTTACTACTTGGACTTTACGCTCGTGCACATAAGCTACGGCAAAGCCTTGCTGCCAGTTAGCATAGCCCCTTGTATACGCCATGCCTGAACTGCTAAGGTCAACGAGATTTCCGACTTCATGACCCCATACAGTACGCCCTAATTGGCCTCTAGATGCCTCTGTAAAGGCCGCAGACCCTAATCTATGGGTATGCCCACAGACTACGCTCTTACCAAGCCTTCTAGCCCCATTTAAGGCCGTTTGTCCAGGTACTTGGCTAAGAGGGAAAGCGTCACCATGAACGGCTGTCCAGCCTGGCGCCCAATCGAGCCCATAGGGGTGGAATTTAATCTGGAGCTTGTCATATCCCATAAAACGCTCATACTGCATTTCGGGTAGGTTGAGAAATGATGGGAGTCTTTTTTTAATTGATCGGTAAAGTCTGATTCCATGATTACTCCCCAGTACATCTGTTACGCCTAAATACGTTAGGACTTCTTGTGTTTGTTTTCTATCGTCATTTATGTTGCCAACCATTTCATCAATAGTGCCAGCATTAAAACCGCCTAGCTGTGGTAGATCAATCTCATCACCGATGCAGATAGTTCTATGAGGCCGCCATTTACTTAAAAAACGGCCTACTGATTTGACACTTGCTTCATTAAAAAAGGGTACTTGCAGATCTGACACGAACGCAATTTTGCGCAATTAGTCCTCGTCTTCGTAGGGGTCATGGTCTGGATTAACTGGATCAAAGTCTGGACTGGTTGGTGCTATCCAGTCTGGGAATACGTTTTTATCGCACATCCCTAAAGCTTGATCTACTGGAAATCCTGCACGTCTTAGGCTTAAATAAAACTCACGCAACGAAATGGCATAGGTATCTAACTTGGTATTAATCTGCTCATGGGTGTATTTACCCTTGCGCTTATTAACCTTCTTACGCTTTCGTGCGGTTGCCATATTGCTATTGTCGCTTATTCATGATAAGGAATAGATCATCGACACGCTGTTCTAATCTAGTTAACTGATCTTTCATGCTAGATCCACCATTAGGTCTTAGTTCGTTTAACCAACCTTTAACTAAGAAACGTAATCCGAGCAGCACGCTTGTTAGCACTGCGCAACCGCCAGCTAAAAAGCCAGCCCATTGTTCTGGACTCATTTTTCATTAGTACCGATAACATCGGATTTGTCTAAAGCCCTAACTGCTGGACCAGCGAAAGCTGCAACTATTACAGATAGTGCTGGGTCTAAACCTAATTCATTACTTGCTAAAAATGTTAAAAAAGATACTAATACTCCACGTGCATAGGATTTTAGTATTGCTTTCTGCTTCTTGCTTATCTTCATATTTTGCCCCCTAGTAGTGGTATATCGAACTCTCTGCCGTCTTTGTCGCCTAACTTTGTAAAGCTGATATGGATGTGCCTTATATGCTTATTAAAACCTCTATAGGTGCGCCATTTATAGTTAAGTATTCTGCTTGCTATTTTGCCATTATGGATTACGTAAGATATACGCTTATCGGTTTTCGCACATTTTCTGATCTGGTCAGCCAAATATATTGAGATCCCTTCGGATGAATCCAGGCGAGAATCCACATCAATGGCTCTGACACACCCAGATTTGTCTGGATTATGATCCGATTTGGTGGCGCTATGACGAGCATCACCAATCCACCCATCACTGGTAGAGCGGCGATCTGGATACCAGGTATCAATTTGATCTCTTAACTGCACACCAGCTGCACATAGCCAGGGTTTCATTAGCCTAAAAGAATTCTTGCTTCTTCTTCGGTTATGCCCAATTTAGATAATAAAGCTTCTCGCTTTGCTTTATCTGCTTCGGTTTTTTCTAATTCTTCTGACTTAATTTCTTCAATTGCCAAATCAATTTCGGCCTGAGTAGGTGCATCACCTTCTAAAACGACCCAATTAATTGTAGAGTAATCGTCTTCAATTAAAACATATTCACAATTAGGTTTTAATTTCATAATGGCTTTGGCTAAATATAAACTATTTTTCATTTTAAGCACCTATTTCTAAAGCAATAATTGATGATAAATGGCTAGCGTTTTGTGAGTATAAAGTAGCAGTTGCAGAAGCAACAGTCATTTGTGTCTTATATGTTGTAGCAGATGTAGTATTTGGACTATCTAAATAATTTTGCGCATAATATCCAGCAGTTTCTTCACTGGCTGCTGCTATGGCATTTCTGTTAGTTCCAACACCATCAAAAACTACTGTAGCGCCTCTTAAAATTGAAAACGAAAAATCTGGATTTGTAACGCCGCCAGTATAACTGTAAAATTGTTGAGATACTAAAATTAAAACTTTGCTAGTAGCAAGACTTGGAGTAATTGAAACTGACAATCCACTATCCACCAAAGAAGTTGAATTTGTGCTAACTTGCGTTGATGTAGTACCTTGAACAACCTGTAAAACTTTTCCGCCACCGCCTGCTGCTGGAGTTTTCCATTCAGGAGCTGTTGCACCAGAATTTACAGTTAAAACTTGACCAGCCGTACCAATTCCAAGCCTTGCTGGTGTTGATCCACTAGATGAGTAAATGGTATCGCCAGTAGTTGTCATTGGGTTTACCATGCCTGTTGTATCTAGGTTAGTCCAAGCTGATCCAGTGTAATAAGTAGTTGTATTTGTATCTTTTAAGAAAGCAAAATTGCCCTCTTGTGGTGATGTAACAGCTGCATCTCTAGCTGTGGCACTAGCAAACACCCAAATACCCTGCATTAAATAACCATCTACATCATTGGCGGTTAGTACCTCGCCTGTAGCAAAATCCTTAAATCCTAAACCTGCTGCCATTTTTACTCCTTAGTAACTTAGGACATTATAGTCTAAAGTGCCATAAATGCTACTATTTAGGATAAATGCATCTATAACGGGCTCTAATGTCGTGAACGTGGTGCGCCAACTATTCGGGGTTATATTCATGGCAACCCCAAAAATTTGTAAGGTCTTACTAATAGTGCTACCGCCTGGCTGGGTAGTGGTCACTGTGATTGGGTCAAAAAAATCAAGGTTAAGAGCTGCTATTACTCCGCTGTTGTAGTTAGGCGTGTATAGATCCAGGGTTATATTGTCCACTCGTATCGAGGTTTCTTGCCTACTGGCTACATAAGCCTGGGCATAATCTAGAGCTACGGCATCTGATTGCATAAGCAGATTGTCTAAGAAATAACTATGCAAAAAGTATTTGTCTATCGATGCTTGATTAAATGCTACCTGTGGTGATCCACCAGCTCTAGTTATTGTAGCCTTATTAAATATAAGCACATCGTTTAAGATCCATTGAGCATCGGCATAAGGTATCCCTGTGCCATTATCATTAAATACTGTAGGTGTAGCACCAATAGATCCAGCTGTGACTGCTCTATCTTGGAATACAAACGATCCGCTCTCATCTACATATAATGCGCCATATTCTGATTCTGACACTGTAGTCATGGCCTGTAGTGCAGTTCTATTTGTGCCTGGGTCTGCCTGTAGTGTAGTTAAACCTGCATCAATATCACGCATAGTCGCTGGCCAGTCAATTTCATCTAATATCTGATTAATACGTGTGCCTGATAGATCACCAGCAGTAGCACCTGTAACAGTGCTTATCTGTGCATTGTAAGCAAGTCTAAAAGCATCTACAGCTTGTATAGTTGTATACGCTACATCTTCGGCTTCTCTAGGATAGGTAGTGACATAGCTTGTAATAAATCCTGAAAATATAGGATAAGTAACGCTGTTATATGTAGCAGTTATCTGCACCTTCTTCATAGGTGTCAATAATGTAAAATATGGGCTAGATGGATTCTGTGGGTTAAAATCACCATTTTGATCTACTATACGTAAGGTAAGTGTGCCAGTTTGAAATTGATCTATTAAAGCGTTACGGCCTCGCTTAGTTTCAATTCTATTTATTTGATTTGATACATCAACTATTACACCGCCTGGATCTGCCAAAACGTTTGTACCTAAAATACCTGTATCTAATATCATTACTTGCGCAAAACTTGGCCCAGTATTAAAATTTATATAAGCATTTACTACAGGTACTGCCATTACAAACCGCCAGCAATTCCATAAGATACGCCAGATTTCTGGGCTATTTGTAAACTCTCTGCTATTAATGCTGCAAATTTATCCCCTGATTGAGCAGTATCAACTGTAATAACTAAATCTCTTGATTCGCCACGTCTGGCAAATGATGGATCAAATATGCCACCACCCGCAGTACCAATAATAGTGCTACTAGGTACATTAGTGCTAACACTGGTATTTATTCCAGTAGCACCACCTAATGAAGCTATAAAACTGGCAATTTGCGCATTTAATGCTCTAACCATTTCTAGCGCTGTGTTTTGTAAATAATCATCTATTTTAGTATTTAATGTTTTAACTTTGAATAATGCAAAATCTTCCAGACTCATGCCCGCTAATCTTGCTTGTTCTGCCAATTTCTTTAATGCTTCATAAGCTTCCATCTCAGCTAATAACTTTTTAGCCATAGCTTCATTATTGTCCAAAATTGCTAACTGTGCTTTTAATCGTAATTTAGTTTCGTCATCGGTTGCAGTGTTAAGCGCTTGGGTAATTCCAATACGCTCTAAATCAAACTTTTTTTCTAGTTCTTTAACGTTTTTATTTTCGATATTATTCTTTAATCCTAGCAGTCGTAACTCTTCTGCCCTAGCCTTGGCTAATGCATCTGCAACTCTTTTTTCTTGTTTAAGTTGTTGAACATATATTCTACTAGCACTGCGTTGCTCACTAACTGGCAATTCTCTAGGCCGTGCACCGCTTTTAGATAATGCATCAAACGCTAATTTTCCTACTCGGCCACCTGGCTGTAATGATAATAATAAATTAGCCAAACCGCCCGATTTACTTACTACGCCTAAATCTTCTACTCTTTTAATTAATTTAGCCATACCATAAATGGCATCGCCTATTGAAGTACCAAAATCTTCCATGGAGCTTGTAGCGCTTTGAATACTTGTATCTCTACTTAATAAAGTTAAAGCATCTAATATGCCTTTACCAATTTCTTCTTTAACATTTTCGGATGCAACTTGCAATAAATCCATTTTGCCAGCATAGGTTTCTAACCTAGCGGCTGCCTGACCTGAAAACTTTTCATTAAGTTTGGCCATAATGGCATCCATGTCGCCAGTTTTTAACAAAGCTTTATCTAAACCAGCACCTAATCTACTTAATCCTTGTGTGTTGCCTGCGTATGCTCTAGATAATGCCTGGGTTACTTGTGATAATGATTTGCCAGTACCAGCTGAAACGTTTAATGCAGTATTTAATGCATCTTGGCTTTTACCAATAGATCCAGTTATTGTTAATAATTGCTGAAATGCTGGGCGTAATTCATCATCTAATACACCTGTGGCTTTTTGTAAATTTGCTATGTATAGTTCTACGCCTGGCGCACTAAATGCAAAACCTGTATTTTTTAATTGTTGCTCTAAGGATCTGGCTGCCTTCTCATCGGCTGCAAATGCTTTAACAGCATTTTTACTGTAATTGTATAAAGCCCTAGCGCTAAATACGCCAAGTAAAGTTGTGCCTAATTTTTTTACTTGTTTGTCAAATGCGCTAACATCTTTTTTAGCGGTTTTAAGTGCTTTACCATTCCAGGTTGCCGCCGCTGCTACAAATATATTGGCCATTACGCAGCCTTCTTAATTGCTGTTTTGCGTGTAAATTCTACAGCTGTATTGTCTATGGCTTTTAATATTGCTTCATAAACTTTAGTGCTGTCTTGCGCCCAGGCTTTGTAAACTAAGCGACCTTGCATTTTTCTACCAGTAGCACCACGTGCGCCAGGTATTCTCTTAGGCTTTGTAACTGGCTCTAAAGCACCTATAAATTGCTGGCTAGCAAATGGGTTATTTGAATCATAAAAATCTAGTGCTTGAGCCTTAGGAGATTTTCTAACATAAGTACCACTGCCCTCGTGCTTGAATGTAAATGGTGCTCGGCCTTGTGGGTTTAATCTGCCTGCGGTTTCATAGATAGATCCAGCCCTACTTACGTTGTAAACATATTGGCTTACTTGCCAGCCATTTCTTAAAGTCTTATTTTTGCCAGGGTTATATCCAATACCTGCTTTAGCTACAGAACTATCAAACTTGGGAAATGGTTTTTCTACTACAGAAGATAATGGCTTAGACCACCCTGATAAAACTTCTGAGTCAGATGGCACAAAACTTTTTGCTTTATCTGCCACCTGCCTCATTAAAGGATCTATTGCACGGCTTATCCTTGTTCTTAAATCTTCATCAATAAAACTTAAGCCATTTATGACATCTTTAACGCCTACGACCTCTACTGGCATTTTTGATCTCCTTGGCTCGATCTGTCAATACTTGCACTATTGCGGCAAGCATTTCAGAATCCATTTCAATAAATTCTTTAGGCGGTATTCCAAGTTCTACAGATAGCATCGCTATCGTATGAACGATCGAATCCCGCTGTGCTATTTTTTTTCTTCGTCTAGTACCTCGACAGTTTCTAAGCTGTCAATAAATTCGTTACCGAATAAAGATACCTGTGCACCAGCCCTACGTAAACATTCCCAAGCTAGCCAATAAATATCGCTTTGCTTTTCTTCTTCACGCAGGGCTTTGCTTATTCCCATACCTCTTTTAATTTCAAAAGCGTACTCGACACCTGGTGTTATCTTATGCTCAGATACTTCACCATTAGCCCTTGTTATCTTTAGCTTTGCCATTATTACTCCTTAGTTAAAATGGTACCGAAGGTGATACTGTTACCTTAGAGTTTAGTGTAAACGTAACACTAGAATTTGCAATTTCAGCCACGCCGCCTTGACCCAGTGGGGTAAGGTTATTGACCAAAATTGAAAATTGATATGTAGGGTTAGCAGCTGAAACAGTAGTACCTTTAACAGTAATAACTGAGACTGACAGTGTTTGTCCGAAAGCATCATTTAATGTCTGCATTACTTCGGATGAAGCCCAGTCATTCATAAAGTCGATGGAAAATGTGCCAGATGACAAACCCTGGGTGAAGCGGTGTGCGTCATCTCCCATGGCTGTGATTTCTAGCTCGTCCACGATTTGATTGATAACAGCGCTAGTT